CCACGAAGAGCGCCGGGCCAAAGAGGCGGCGCTGCGCGAAAAGGATGAGGCCATTCGCCTTGCCCACGCCATCGTCGAGGAGAACAAGAAGCTCAAGGGCTCCTTGAGCACCAACCAGACCGCGCTGCTGGAGCAGGCCAAGCGCAACGTGGCCAATGACTTGGACGAGGCCCGCCGCCAGTTCAAGACGGCGTACGAGTCGGGCGATTCTGATGCGCTCGCAGCGGCGCAGGAGGCCATGACCGCGGCCAAAATGAAGGCCGACAAAATCAACAGTTTCCGACCTCCCGCTTTACAAGAGCAGGAAACTGAGGTACAAATGCCAGCACAGCGGCAAGAATCTCCGCGTGTTGATCCCAAACTCCTTGCATGGCAAGAGCAAAACACTTGGTTTGGGCCCAACAGAAAGCTGACGGCTTACGCCCTTGGCTTGCACGAGGAGATTGTGTCCGAAGGATTTCCTGCAGGCAGCAGTGATTACTACGAAAAGATCGATGCTGAAATGCGGGCAAGGTTCCCAGATGTATTCGAGTCTGGAAACCCGGGGGATGCGAACCCTCCCTCGAAACGATCGAATGTTGTCGCACCGGCAACGAGGAGTACTGCGCCCCGAAAGGTCGTACTTACCAAATCGCAGGTCGAAATCGCCAAGCGGCTCGGCGTTCCATTGGAACTCTATGCACGCAAGGTTGCGGAAGAAATGAGGAAATGAACATGACGGAACAACTTCGTACCAAGCGTGATAACGAAACACGAGTGACCGCAGCGCGCCCTACCAAATGGGCTCCTGCCCAGCTTCTACCTGACCCCACACCGGAGGCCGGGTACGCTTATCGCTGGATTCGTGTGAGCACTCTAAACGCAGATGATCCGCGTAACATTTCATCCAAACTCCGCGAGGGATGGGAACCCGTGAAGGCGTCTGATCACCCAGAAATCCAGTTGTTCGGGGAGACCAATGGTCGATTCCCAGACTCGATTTGTGTTGGCGGTCTGCTTCTTTGCAAAACACCTGCTGAGTTTATTGATCAGCGGAACGCGCATTACGGCCAACAAGCCGAGTCGCAGATGCAGTCAGTGGACAACGCTTACATGCGAGAAAATGACCCCCGTATGCCGCTTTTCAAAGAGCGCAGTACGAAGGTTACTTTCGGTAAAGGTACATAAATTTTTTGGAGTCCAAACATGGCTTACCCCACCGTTTCGGCACCCTACGGTCTGCAACCAATCAATCGTATTGATGGCATGCCGTACGCAGGTGCAATCCGTCAGATTCCCGTAGCTGCTGGCTTCGGCACCGCCATTTTTGATGGCGATACCGTTGTGATCAACAGTGACGGCTATCTCGTTAAATCCACCACAACTGACTCTGGCAACATTGTTGGCGTGTGCATGGGCGGTCAGTACGTGAACTCGAGTGGTCAAACCATTCAAGGTCAGTTCATCCCCGCTCTGGCATCTACGTCCACCAATCTGGCTTACGCCTACGTTGTGGATGACCCGATGGCTCTGTTCAAGGTCGCTGTTGTGACCTCTGGCACTACCATGGGCACCGCTGGCCGTACTGTTGTTGGTACCAACCTCGCGCTCGTTCTGAACGCTGGTAACACCACCACCGGTAATTCTGCTTTCGCCGTCACTTTGACTGGCGCTGGCACTACCGCCACCATCCCAATCCGTGTGATCGACGTTGTGCCTGAGACAGCTACTGCTGCTGACACATACACCGAGCTGTTGGTGAAAATCAACACGCACCAGTACAACAACACCACTGGTGTCTAAGGAGTAAATCATGGCTATTTCACGCGCACAACTGCTGAAAGAACTGCTCCCCGGCTTGAACGCTTTGTTCGGCCTTGAGTACGCCCGTTACGGCGAGCAGCACAAAGAAATCTACGAAACCGAGACATCGGAGCGTAGCTTTGAAGAAGAAACCAAGCTGTCTGGCTTCTCCGCCGCTCCGGTGAAGAACGAAGGCGCTGCCATTGCTTATGACAATGCGCAGGAAGCTTTCACTGCTCGCTACACCCACGAAACCATCGCTTTGGGCTTCTCCATCACTGAAGAAGCTATCGAAGACAACCTGTATGACAGCTTGTCCAGCCGATACACCAAAGCTCTGGCCCGTGGTATGTCGTACACCAAGCAGGTCAAAGCTGCTGCTATCTTGAACACTGGTTTCACCGCTGGCGTAACTTACGGCGACGGCGTTACCTTGTTCTCGACTGCACACCCCTTGATCTCTGGTGGCGTCAACAGCAACCGTCCGGCTACTCCTGCCGACCTGAACGAGACTTCGTTGGAAAACGCCGTCATTCAGATCGCTGCTTGGACAGACGAACGCGGCCTGCTGATCGCAGCCAAGCCCAAGAAATTGGTGGTTCCACCTGCACTGCAATTCGTTGCAACTCGCTTGCTGGAAACTGAACTCCGCGTTGGCACTGCTGACAACGATATCAACGCCATCAAGAACAACGGCTCCATCCCCGGTGGTTACACGATCAACAACTTCTTGACCGACACCAACGCTTGGTTCCTGTTGACTGACGTGCCTAACGGTCTGAAGCACTTCGTCCGTTCGCCTTTGGCGAATTCAATGGATGGCGATTTTGACACTGGGAACGTGAGATACAAGGCACGCGAGCGCTATTCTTTTGGTGTTAGCGATCCACTTGGTGTGTACGGCTCCCCCGGAGCTTGATACCCAAGTATCTAAAAAAGGCCCTTCGGGGCCTTTTTTCTTGCCTGTTGATTTATACCGCACATATGGTACACTGACTACTCTCTATCTTTATACAGGACATCGAAATGGCAGTCATCTACCAGATTACCAACATGGTCAACGGCAAGTACTACATTGGGAGCGCCGAATCTTTTGAGCGTCGTCAGTGGCAGCACAAAAACGACCTCAAGCGCAACGCACACAAGAACCCTCGCTTGCAGGCGGCTTGGAACAAGTACGGACCTGAAGCGTTTGTGTTCGAGATTCTTGAACATGTTGCCGCAGAAAAAACGGCGTTTGCCGCAGAGAACACGTACCTACACATTCATGTCGGGAAGCCTGAGTGCTACAACATCAACACAGATGCTATTGGTATGCGCACAGGCATCCCGCACACGCAAGCAAGCAAAGACCAATTGAGCGCCAACAGAAAGGGCAAGCATGCAGGCTCAGAGCACTATCGTTTCGGGCAAGAGGTTTCCCCCGAGGTGCGCGAAAAGATCGGTGCTGCCCAGCGCGGCGTAGCCAAAGCCCCGCGCACCTTCACCCCTGAAGGACTGAAGCGAGCCCGTGAGAACATGAAGCGCAACGCCAAGCCGCAAGTGCCAGCCGACTTTGAAGCTGTCCATGCTAAGTTTCCCGCCGACGTTCAGGCCAAGTACGACTTCAGCAATGCCGTCTATACCGGCGCTCTGGTGCGTATTGAGGGGGTGTTCTGTGAGCAGCACGGCACGTTTTCGCAGTACGCGGCACAGTTCCGCAAGGGGCGTGGTTGTCCTGCCTGTGGTGCCGAGCAACGCGCTGAATCAAAGCGCAAGCAGATGAAGGAGTTTTGGCAGACCGAAGAGGGCAGAAAAACTTTCACGGAGTCACGTAAACACGTTGACGCCCCCACCCCCACCTGATATATTGCCACCAACCCCGGACTTTCCGGTGTATCTGACGGCTCCGGGCCGACGACATGCAGACAGATGCACCTCAACTCGCATGTGAGGAATCATCATGGCTAATACCACCTTCAACGGCCCAGTTCGTTCCGAGAACGGCTTTCAATCTGTTTCCGTGAGCGCCACCACTGGCGCAGTTACCGTCGATGCCACCTTTGGCGCTACGACCAGTGTGACCAATCTGACGACCACCAATCTGGTCTTCACTGATCAAAATCACCCAACAACCGCAGCCATCAACGCCACTGCTACTGCCACGGCAGCACAGGTTGCTACCGGTTACATCACTTCCACTTCGGCCCTAGCCACAACCATCACTCTGCCCACTGGCACTTTGCTTGGCGCAGCCTTGGGCGCAACTCGTGGCACCGTAATGGACCTATACGTTGACAACACCGCTGGCGCTGACGTTGTGACTATCGCTGTCGCTGTCAACGGCATCTTGTCTACTGCCGCCGCCGACACGGCTGGTAGCTTTGGCGACTTGACAGTCGCTGCTGGTGCGACTGGCCTTGCGCGATTTACAATCATGTTCTCCAGTGCCACGGCATACGTGTTTACACGCACTGCTTAATTGATCTCGGGGGCCTCGGCCCCTGTTTTAAAGGAGATTGATTATGGCAATGCAATTTGACGTTAAGTCGCAACACGCGGCTGTTTCCGGCCTGATGGTTCCGTACCGAACTCGTTTGAAGGGGGCTGTGATATTCCCTTTCAGCGGCGCTACGGGCTACTCGGCTTTTGTTGATAACACTTCGATTGCTGGTACGTACACACGTACCACAACGACAGCAACCGTGACCGCAGCAAACCACGGTTTGTCTACCGGTCAGTGGGCGTACTTGGACTGGGATTTGACCGACAACCCTTACCAAGTGACTGTGACAAACGCCGACGTCTTTACGGTAACTGTGGCAGACAGCGGCGCAGCAAGCGGTAATGTGACTGTGTACAACAAGGTGTTGCTTCAGGCTGACGCCTCAAACGCTACGGCGTATAACTTAGTCATCCCCGGAGAAGGCATTTTGGCTACTGAAGGCATTCGCGTGTTTTTGGCAGCAAGTATTCACTGCACGGTGTTCTATGGCTGAAGAGACACGCCCGATTGCTGTTGCAGGTCGCAAACTGATGATTGCGATCCCTGCCTACGACGGCAAGTTGAACATCAAAACTTCGTTTGCCTTGGCCGATTTGGTGGTCAAGGCTTTGGAGTTTGGTGTCCAAGTTCAACTGTCGCATCTGTCGGGCTGCTCTTTGATCACCAAGGCCAGAAACATTTTGGTCGCCAACTTCTTGGAGTCGGACTGCACGGACATGTTGTTCGTCGATGCCGACATCGTGGTGGACGCAGAGTCTGTTCTTCGCCTGCTGGCGCTGAGCACTGGCAAGGACATCACAGCCGGGATGTACACCCGCAGAGCCGAGGACCGCAAGTTCTTCTTGGACATCTACATCGACGAGGCCAACACGCTTGAGTTTGACCCGCACGGCATGCTGCGCGTTGAGAACGTGGCCACAGGCTTCATGATGATCCAGCGCCATGTGCTGGAGAAGATGGTTGCAGGCCACCCCGAGTGGACCTACTTCAACGACGTGTACAACCGCAACGAGAGCGCCCTGTTCGACTT